TCTGCCTGCAACTGCCGGATCCCTGCCATCAGGACACGGCTGCTGGGCTTGATGCCCTCGGCTTGGTACAGCGGCAGCAGGGTGTCGAGCGCGTCCTTGATCTGCTGTGCAGACATGCCGTCGCTGACAAGTTGCTGAACATCTTGGTTGTGCAGAACAGACATGTTGTCTTCTTCTTTTAAGTTAACTTCTTCACATGTTGTCTTGTTCCTTTGTTTTATACAACCCTCAGAGGTTGTGCCATAAACGCCTTCAGGTTGTATCTGGGCAGAGTTATCCACAGGCGCTGGTTGTGCCTGTTTACTGTCTTGTTGTACAACCTCTGGGGGTTGTGCCTGTGATCCCTTGGCTTGTGCCTTTTGGATGGCTTCTTTCATGTTCCTGACTGTGACTGTTTCGTTTGATTTGGGCATGGTTTTATACCTCTTGATTGGTTGCTTGAGTACTTTGCTGATTGCTTGGGCGACTCTGCGTTGGCCCTCTGGATCTGGTTTGTCTGCTTCCATTGCTTGCTGCTCCTTCATGTAGGGTGGCCTTGTGTCTTCGATGGAGCTGGTGATGCTGACTGCGTCCTCTGCGCTGATGGTTGGGTCGAAGATGACACGCCATGTGGTGTGCCTTGCGCCCGGCATGGGCTTCTTGAGGATCTCTAGGTAGCCTGCCTTGGTCAGCTTGACAAGGTGCTTGCTGATGGCTTGCTGGCTGATGCCCAGCTTGTCTGCCATGGTCTTTTGGCCAACCCAAGTGATACCTGACCTGTTCATGTAGCTGCAGATCAGCAGGAATGACCTGATCATGCCGGGTGTCAGCTGCTTGTCTGTGCATGCTCGGATCGGGATGACCGCGATCTTGCGTTGGTCTGGCAAGGGTGCCTGCTCCTTGATCTTTGGCCGCTTGGGCATGTTGAAGTGGACTGGTTCAGTCATCGCGTTCACTTGGATGCCTTCCATAGCTTGGTGACGTTGGCTGCCAGCTCATTGGCTGACTCTTGGCCACGCCTGTCCTGTACTGCCAAGATGTAGTCCCGCCTGCTGATCTGCGGTGTCTTCTTGCGCCTTGTGTTGACAGTGACAGGCAGCTTATCAAGCACCCACTTGGCCTCGGTGTAGGCGCGGTACTCCATGCTGTAGCTGCCCACCTTGGTGCCGTCAGGCAGCGTGATGAGCTTGGCATCTGGGTGAACCCTGCCACATTGGGGGCAGGTGAGCTCATCGGCCAAAGACACGGGTGATGATCTTTTGGCCAAGACTTGGCTGCTCTGCTTGCCAGCGCCGCTCCATCTCAGCTATCAGCTGCTTGCGCAGCCAAGCGGCACCGCCCATCTGCTTGAATGCTTCCCTTTGGCTTGCTGTCACTCTGACTGTGATCTGTATCTGCTTGCCGGTGATATCACTTTGTGGTCTGGGCATCTGTGTCTTTCAGTATCTCTTCGTTTAGTTCGTAGGCAATGCGCCTGACCGAGTCAAGCAGCTCGCGCAGGTCGGCCACCGTGTTCATCTCGCGTTCAAGCGCGTGCTTGAGCAGCTCAATCTGGTGCTGGAAGTTGCGGATCTCGCCGTTGGCTTCTTGGGTGTCCCGCACGATCCCTTCGTCATCGCGGAACAGTTTGACATAGCTGACATGCATCACTTTTTCTCCAAGAAGATCAGCATCAGCCACAGCACCACAAGGGTCAGCAGCGAGCCCAGCAGCATCAACGCAATAGCCCAGAAAATAGTCATCAACATCAGATCCCCCATTTGTTGCAAAGTTCGATTGTCTTTTTGCTCTTCTTGGCCTTGGCGCAGACCTTGTCCTTGGATGCCCATCTGGCCTTGGCCTGCAGTTGCTGGCCAGTCAGTGGCACCGGCTTGGCCAACAACCCGGCCAGCCCAGTGCAGATCATCAGCAGGCAAATCAGGGCCCGCGAGATCATGCGTTGGCCTCCAGCGCCCAGTGCAGCAGCGCCAGCGCGTCGGCCTCGTTGTCGTCAGTGACTGGGTGGCCACGCAGCTGCATAGCCTCGACCATGTCTTGCTTGCCAGCGTTGCCCTTGCCCGTCGCATGCTTCTTGATTGTGCCCACCGGCACGCCTTGGTAAGGAATCTTGTGGTGCTCACACCAGCTGGTCAGCGTGGCCATCAGGCCGCCATACACATGGGCTGAGTCAGTGCTGGCATGCCTGCGCACCTCTTCAAAGTAGACCGCCTGCAGCTCGCCGCCCACCGTGCCCTTGAGCTCGGACAGCCACTGCTTGAAGCGCAGATAGCGCATGCCGCCGCCCTCATACCTGCCGGGCTTGAAGCTGGCCCAGCCGTGGACAATGCTGCCGTCCATGGGCCTGCATGCCCAGCCGGTGGTGGTGCCCAAGTCCAGTGTCAGGATGGTTTCACTCATGACCCAAGCTCCGCAGGCTTGTCGCCTGTGGCCACCAGCGCCAGCTCAATCAGGTATGGCGGCACCAGTTGGCCATCTCGGACCCTGTCCAACAACTTGTGTGCTTCTTGTGGTGTCATGGCTGGCGCACCCCGGAGAGGAACCGCTGCAGCCGGGGCTGGAGCTCGCCGTAGCGCGGCTGCAATTGCTCACGCACACACTGGTCGATCAGAGATGACACGCTGCGCCCTTGGTCAACAGCTGCCTTGTCAAGCAGCTCTCGCGTTGATGGGTGCAAACGCATGAGAAAAGGTTTGAGTTTAGGTTTCATGGGCGCTGAGTGTATATCTACCTGATACCGCCTGCCCAGCTGAATGTGTTGTATTAGGGTAACTCCTTAGAAAATACTTGGTTTAGGTACTTCCAAAGCGATATACAAACCGTGCTAAGATACGTTCATGTTCAACAGGCAGATAAAGCCTAAAGGAGTTCAACATGACCCAACTAGCCCAACAGATCCAAGACATCGAGCGCCAGCTTGTTGTCATTGAGCACACAGCTGCCAACTACATTGGTGGCGACAAGGCCTACCACTCTGGCCATCAGACCTACTTGAAGCCTGCAGCACAGCGCAAAGTTGACTTGCTCAACAAGAAGCTGGACGCATTGCTTGACCAGTGCGAGGCTTGATCATGTCCAAATTTGTCGCCTACTACCGCGTTTCCACCGACCGCCAAGGCCAGTCCGGCCTCGGCCTTGATGCCCAGCGTGCAGCTGTGGCCAAGCACATCGGCACCGCCGAGCTGGTGGCCGAGTTCACCGAGGTCGAGTCTGGCCGCAAGAACGACCGCGAGCAGCTGGCTGCAGCTCTGGCCACCGCCAAGCGCACCAAGTCCATGCTGGTCATCGCCAAGCTCGACCGCCTTGCCCGTAACGTGCACTTCATCTCTGGCCTGCTTGAGTCCGGCGTGCCCTTCGTGTGTGCCGACATGCCCGAAGCCGACCGCACCTTCTTGCAGATGATGGCCGTCTTCGCTGAGTGGGAAGCACGCAAGATCAGCGAGCGCACCAAGGCAGCGCTGGCGCAGGTCAAGGCACAGGGCCGCACCCTCGGCTGCCCCACACCCCAGATCGGCTCAGCCATCGGCGTGGCCAAGATCCAAGCCAAGGCCGACAAGTACGCTGAGCGGGTTGGCCCCATCGTGCGCGACATCATCGCCAAATCTGGCGCAGATACCATGCGCGATATCGCAGCAGCCCTGCAAGCACGCGGCGTGGCCACACCACGCGGCAACACCAACTGGAACGCCTCACAGGTGTCCAACCTTCTCAAACGCATCTAAGGAGCAAGCACATGGTTCAAAAATTCAACACCGGCAAAGTGATCATCGGCTCATGCTATGAGCTTCCCCTCACCCCAGAATCAGACCCCGACATGCTGCGCCTGCAGCGTGCCCTGCTGCCACCGCCACACCCGCTTGAAACCAGAGCAGCCGCGGCTGCCGACATGGTCTTGTATGTGGTTTCAGCCATCGGGCTGGTTGTGATCATCTTCATATGAAGGTTGGCCAGATCATCCGAGATGCGCAGCTCGACCTGTTTGAGCAGCGCGATGCCGACTTCTTGGCCCGGTGCCGGGCGGTCGCAGCCGAGGTCTGCCGCCAGCATGGCAGCGTCAGCATCAATGATGTGCGTGAGCGGATCCAGATCCCCGCGCACCTCCACCCATCTGTTTTGGGCGCGGTTTTCCGCACCAAGCAGTTCGTCAAGGTTGGCCTTGTTGAGGCCAATCACCCCCAAGCGCATGCCAGAGTGGTGCGCGTTTATCAACTACAGGAGTAAAAAATGGCAGGCAAACTGACCGACGACAAAGCAATGAGCGCATCGCGCTTACCCGGACTCATGGGCTTCAGCAAATACAGCACGCCCAACGATGAGCTGCAGTTCAGCATCAACGCCATTGACGGCAAAGAGCGCCCCGACATTGGCAACGAAGCCATGGGCTGGGGCAATACCTTGGAGCCGGTCATTCTGATCGAATCAGCCAAGCGCTTGGGGCTCACCGACTATGACACCCAGATTGGCCAAGCCTACACACACAACGCTGTGGCCCTATCGTGCTCGCTGGATGGCATTGGCTTTGGGCTTGGCCAAGAGATCTTCACCGACCCCGATAAGGGTATCTATGTGGTTGGCCAAGACTCAATCATTCTCAATGGGCCCGGCGTGCTGGAAGCCAAGCTCACCAAGATGCTGCCCGAAGATGTGCCCCACCTTGCGCGTGGCCCCATCCAGCTGCAAGGCCAGATGCTGATCACCGGCCACAAGTGGGGCGCGGTCTGCGTGCTTTACCAAGGCATTGAGTTGCGCGTGTTCCTGTTCGCCCCGCACAGCGAGACACAAAAAGCGATCATCAAATCTGTGCTGGCCTTTGAGCACAAGTTGCAGACCTACCGAGACAGCGGTGCCATTGACTGGTACCCGCCTGAGACAAGCAAAGAGATGGATCGCATGTACCCGCAGGCCGTGGCCAAGGAAGAGATATCCCTTGACATGCAAGCCGAGCGCTTGGCTGAGCAGTTGCTGGCTGCCAAGTCTGTGGTCAGAGAAGCCGAAGCCTCAATCGACAACGCTGAGAAGCAGATCAAGGAGCTGATGGGGCAGGCTGAGCGTGGCCGAGCTGGCCGCTTTGTAATCAACTGGCCCATGCGTAATTACAAGGCGGCAGCCGAGCGCTTGGTGCCAGCCAAGGAAGCCTACTCTGTGCGCCAGTCCACGCTGACCATTAAGGAGCAGTCTTGAACCTGCAAGGCAGGCCCGACATCCAGCAAGCCTACGACGCAGCTGTCGTGGCCATGCTTAATGCCACCGGCTGCACCGAGCCACAAGCCGAGGCCTTTGTCGAGGCCATGGCCCACCTGATTTTCACCACCATGCAAACCTACTTAACCGAGAGAGAACCAAATGGAACTAACCACCACTAACCGGGGCTTTGCGCCAGCAACCCTCACCGAGGCCATCCAATTCAGCGACATGCTGGCCAGCTCCAGCATGGTGCCCAAGGCCTACCAAGGTAAGCCCCAAGACATTCTGGTCTGCGTGCAGTGGGGCTATGAGATGGGGCTGGCACCCATGCAGGCGCTGCAGAACATTGCGGTAATCAACGGCAAGCCAAGCGTGTACGGCGATGCCATGATGGCGCTGGTGCAGGCCAGCGCAGTCTGCGAAGACGTTGAAGAGTTCTTTGAGAACGAAGGCACGCCCAACCCGGTGGCCGTCTGCATTGCCAAGCGAAAAAATCGCAAGCCGGTTGTTGCCAAGTTCAGCGTTGAAGATGCCAAGCGAGCTGGCCTGTGGGGCAAGCAGGGCCCATGGTCGGCATACCCCAAGCGCATGATGCAGATGAGAGCTCGCGGCTTTGCGCTGCGCGATGCCTTCCCTGATGTGCTCAAGGGCTTGATCAGTGCCGAGGAAGCACAGGACTATCCTGATGAGTCCAAGCCCCAGCCTGTGGCCAAGCCAGCCAACC